GTCGTGCGGGAGGATAAGAAGATCTCCGTGATCCCGGAGGTGCGCCCGAAGACTGCAACCTGCACCGTCCGGACCAGTTCCGAGAACCTGACGGACCTCCTGTCCTCGCGGATCTCACTGATCGACTTTCAGCTCGCGTGCGAGACGATCCACGGGGACGTGTCCCACCTCCACGCGCTCTACGCGGAGATCGGACGATCGGACGTAATCCGCGTAGAGCACCCGGACGGGACCGTGCTCGTGACGAAGTGCCTCGACGGTGACTTCCCGGACTGGCGACAGGTCGTGCCCCAACGTTTCCTCCGGGAAGCGACCGTGGACCGAAAGACGCTGGACGCGGGCCTCAAGTACGTGATGACGGTCGCGAGCGAGAAGACACACTGCGTCAGAGTCTCCCTTCAGGACGGGGCACTCGGAATCTACGCATCGAACCCTGACGAGGGGGAGCTTTCAGACGAGGTGCCTGCTGAGACGAGGGGGGATATCGATGTAATTGTGCAGGGGGATCACGTGGGGGATGGTAAGTCTCTCGGTGAAGGAAAAAGATCATTCCGCATCGGGCTGAACGGGCAGTACCTCCGGGATGAGATCGCGGTCCTGGGTACTCCCTCGGTCGAACTCCGATTCGGGGACGTCCTGAACCCCGTGATCCTGCGCCGTCCCGGGGACGACTCTCTCATGTGCGTCGTGATGCCCATGAGAATAGAGTGATGAGCTACATCAGTGTGAAGAACAGCCGCTGGTACGTGAACCGTGGTGCAGACAGGGACCCCGAGGAGGAAGGATCGTTTCGCTTGCATCAACGATTCATCAGCCAGCGTGTCCTCTACCGTTTCCCGCGGAAGAGGTGTCCCTTGGCGGGTTCCCGAGCACTGCGCGTGCTCCTCCTGTGGGACCCCTTCAAGGGGACATCATGACACCCCGGGAGATCGTGGACCAACTCCTGCGCCGCGCGGGGGTCGGCGTGTGCGCCCTCGGCCCCCTCGTCGGGATGTCTCCGGCCTGGGGGCAGCGCGTGCTCGACGGCACGATCTGCCCGGACCTGCCCACGGCGGACAGGATCGCGGAGGCGCTCGGCGCGCGGGAGGTGGAGCGCCTGGCCCTGCTCGAGTCCGTGAGCCGTGTCAAGCTCTCGAAGGCTGGGGTCACGGGGAAGGACCTGGACCGTGTGGTCGAGGTGCTGATCGAAGTCTACAGGAGGAAGAACACGTGAAGAAACGAAAATGGGTACACCCAGCCACACGTGCTGAGCGGAGCGTGTACTCCGCCTTCTGTGCCCTGACCACGGTCTGTGAAAAATTGCATCGTCCTGTCACAACAGCGGAGATTTCTGGGATAGTCGGGGATCCTGTGCCTTGGCTCGAGTGGTGCCTGACCGCGGCGCGTGACTCTGGTCACACTATAATGAACGAGCAGGGACAATGGTGGCCCACTGCCGAAGGATGGGATCGAGTCGGGGGATACGAGGAGAAAACATGATCGAATCAATGTTCGAGGCACTGACCGCACTGCGCGTCGCGGAGCTTACAGAGGGGGACACGCACCCCGCGGACCTCCCGCGCGAAGACCTGGTCGACCGCTTGACCATGGTGGACTCCCTGGTCCGGGGGGAGCGCGGACAGAAACGGGCGGAGGACATCAACACCGTGGTCGAGGCCAGGGCGCGGCTCGCGTTCGCGCAGGGGGGACCGGGCAAGCACCGTGGGAGGACGCCGATCGCGGTCGGTGACAGGGTGCGCCTCTCCGGGACCTTCCTCCGGAACACGGGGCAGTACTTCAAGACGCTCGAGACGGAGGACAGGGGGGAGGTCGTGTCCCTCCACGGGAGCGGAGGGGACGGCTGGCAGCTCGCGACGGTCAAGTGGGACCGGTACGGACTCCCGGGCGGGGAGAAGCATCTGTCGAACTGCCCTTGCGATCCACTCGCGGGAGAGCGCCCGGCCTGTGACCTGTGCAAGGGTTCTGGGAAGTGGCTGGGTCGGGTGAACGTGAAGAACCTGGAGAGAGTGAAATGAAAGCAGAAGTCTACGACCACAGTGAGGTGGGCATCACAGCAACACTCTTCGTCGCAGGACAGACACTCGGGGGCGTCGTCGAAGGGGATTGGTCCCAGTATTCCCGTATCAGGATCAAAAATGGTCGGGCGGTGAACCTATCCGCTGGTGATGTCCTTCCTGGAGACATCATCGAGGTGTACCCAGATAGCGACGGGACGCTCATGGATTACCACGCCGTGCAACCTGGCACCTGGACGAGGAACTTCTCGTTCCAGGTCATAGACGAAACGCACGCGAGACTCTTCTGTATCGGTGCGCCTTTCCAGAAGTACTAGCGCCTGCCCTTGTACCTGCTCGCGACCGGAGCCACGCGATCTAACTCCTGCAGATCCTCCAGACCTTCTAGGATAGGTTCAGAAACACAGCGGCACTGTATCGGCTCGCCTGGGTGGCCGTCTGCGAACTCCGTTACCCTCGTCTTCCCATCCTTCAGCACCTCGACCAGTCTCCCCCCGGACTTCGCCCACGAGAACCTCCGCCCTTCCCGAGCGTGGTGATCCCCGTGCGTCGTGCTGTCGTCCGGTGCGTCCGGGTACAGTCCCCCAGGGTTTCCCGTGACCCGCTCGTCCCGGCTCGTCCTCCAGACATAGCTCTCGATCCCCAGGTCCTTCTGTCGGGCCTCGTGCAGGGCGCCCTGTAGCTTGCCGACCTGGTCCCGGGCGATGAGCTTCGCCCTGCGCTCTCCTATCCCCCCGGACTCCCGGATCTGCCGCCTGAGCCACGCGCGGGGCTTTCCCTTCTCCAGTGCCTCAAGCGCAGCCGTCGCGATGCGCTGCTCCACGTCCTGGGCCAGGTTCACGCACAGCTCGGAGAATTCCTTCCCCCTCGTCCCCAGCTCTTTCCTGAGCCACGGCTCGCCCCCGAGCACATCGATCCCCAGGGGAGACACGACGCGCTTCTCCGCCGCACGCTGCTCCCGCTCTGCCTCGGAGACGGACGGCTCGACGTGCCCGACCATGCGCCGCGTGTACTTGTCGGTCAGGGGGCGGACCAGTCGCCGGATGTCCGCGGGGTTCGGGGACTTCTCCCCCTCCGCGTCCGTCCGCTCGGTCTCCTCGGGTATAATTGCGAGGAGCTTCTCTTCGAGCGCCCGGACCATCTCGCGCACGGTCTCCAGGAGCCTCCTCTCGGCGAGGCGCTTCGCGGACCCCGCGAGCCTATACACCCCGAACTTCGGGGTGCGCTTGCGCTGGAGTGCGGATGCCTGGAGGGCTTCTTGAATTTTCACGCTTCACTCAGCGACCGGAGCCACGCGAGCGTGACATCCCCCCCGAAGTACGGCCATAGCTCGGCGTCCCCTGGGTCCTGCAGGATCTGCTCGAGCTGGATCGCCTGGCTCCGGGTGATGGGCCTCCCCCCGGCCAGAGCACGCGCGACGGCCTCCTCCCACGTCGGGACCTGCTGCCCTGACCTGCGCGCGGTGCGTATCCCCCCGCTGACCGCGATAGAGACTTCCCGTGGAGGTACGAGCGGGTTCGTCTCCGCCGTCTCCTCTTCCTCTCCACCCTCGGGATCGAACTCGTCCACACTCGGGGGCTCGAGGATGCCATCCGCCTCGAGTAGCTTCCGCCCCTCGTCCGCGTCGATCCACCCGAGGGCAGCGTACGCGCTCCGTGCCGTGGCCCTGGTTCCCTCGACTTGCGCGCGCTCGAGTTCACGAGGCACCCAGAGGGGAAGGAACTCCACGTCGGGATCCTGCTCCCGGACTTCTGGAGGCAGCGGGTTCGTGGCCTCCCCCCCTCCCCAGACAGGGCACCTGACCATGAGCGCGTAGAGCTGCTCTAACGGCTCGCGGAGACGGTCCTCCTGCACCTTCGCGCTGACGATCCCGTAGTAGAGCTCGAGGTCGGAGAGCCCCGTCGCGTTCATACCCTCGGGACTACGTCCATAGAGGAGCGTCTGCGGGTAGTCCGTGACCGCGCTGACCTGCGCCTTCTGGTGCTCCAGGATCTCGGAGATCCCAGAGACGGCCGCGTTCAGGCGCTCGACGGAGTCGTCCGCGTCGAGCACCCCGAGGCGGAAGAGGGAGAGCCGCTGACGGAACTCCTCGAGCATGGTCGTGGCCGCGGTCTTCCCCCCCTTGCCCGCGATGAGCTCCCACCACTTCTTGACTTTCAAAAATGGGACAGACAGCTGGAGAAGGTACTCGATCACGCCAGCGTCGGAGATCCCCACATTCCGGATCTCTTCCCAGACTGTCTCGAGCAGGGGATCCCCCCACCCCCAGTTCTCGATCCGGGCCTGGTCCGAGCTGGCCTCCCCCGGGAAGAGGAGCATGCGGGAGACGTGGACGACCTGCGTGGGACTCCCGTCGTCCGGGAGAACCTGGTACGTCTCAGGGTCCGCCTGGTTTCCGCCACGGAAGGTGTTCGGCCACATCTCCCAGCGGTGCCGCGCCGTGAGCTTCCGGATCTCCCGGACCCTGGACTTGTCCAGGGGCTCCCACAGCGCGAGCCCATCGTCCACGTCCAGCACGACTGAGGCCCCCCCGAACTCCCGCTCGTAGACCAGGGCGTCGGTCAGGACGCGGCCGATCCTCAGGCGCCGCTCTTCCTTCGTGAGCGCCCTGGAGAGCTCCTCGTCGATGCCCTTGTACCTGGTCCACCCCTCCCGCGTCGCGTCGAAGGGCATGCGGGTGATGATCTTGCGCGCGACACCATTCTGCCGGAAGAGCGCCTCGAGCACCTGGCGACTGAGCGCGGACCTCTTCGTGTAGGTCGTGCTCGCAATGGCGTGGGACGTGGTCCCGATCCCGAAATAACTGTTGTACCAGGGCATGCACTCACCTTCTCAAGGGGCTACCGCCTACGAAACACGTGTGATAGTGATCGAGTTGGCCCGGGTCGCAACTCCCGGAGTCTGGTTCGACATAAAATAAATGACATCCGCCGTCGAGACGTAACCTGTCCAGGAGATCGTGTGGATCTCCGTGGTAGCGATGCCATTTTCATAGGCTCGGAGGTCGTTACTCGTCGAGTTGAACGTGTTGTCGATACTCGCTCCCACCCGAATAGTGATCGCCCCGGCTACCCCTCCCTGCAGATACACCATCGTAATGGCATAGGTGCCCGACGTCGCGACTGTGAATGAGTCGCCGTTGTTCGCCGAGTTGACGTAAGTAATACCACTTCCTACGGTCTCATCGGATGCCGAATAGATCAGGACATTTGTGTTTGTTGCGCCTCGCGAGGTGCCTCCGGAGCGTCGCAACGAAACCGACGACCCGTAACCCGTCGTGGTCCCTGTACCTCCTTGGGATGCCGGAGTCACCCCGCCGGAGAGGGTTGCCCATCGAGCGTCCCCCTGCGTGTTCGTGGAAATGTCTCCTGCCCCCGTCCCGGTGTTGAGGAGGGCGGCGGTCCCGAGGCCCGCGTCAGCCGTGTGCCCCTGCGCGTTGATCCCGACGGCGCCGCGGCGTACCGTGGTGCATGAGATCAGGAGCAGGGAAAGGGTCAGTATCGTGAATATTCGCTTGATCATTTTAGTATCCTCCTGGTCGCAGTGTAGACCAGCTCAGCTCTTTCGTCCATAGGCACTCGTGACCCCTCCCACTTCCCTCGACTGCGGCCACCTGGCGCACGCGAGGGCGGCAGCGTCCCCCCTGTCCGGGGACCTCCCCAGGCGGCGACGGAACTCCTCTTTCCTCTCGAGCTGGCGCACGTCCCTCTTCTCGTCCCCGTCCGAGCGCACGACCCACCTGACCCGACGAGAGCAGAGGTCCTCCTCCAGCTCCGGCTCGAGCCCTACCAGCGCCAGCTCATGGAGGGCCTCCCCCGTGTCGAGGTATGCGCAAGACGCCCAGTCTGCGCCCGCCTCCTGGTCGTAGCTCGAGCCCCCGAAGTGACACTCGATGACTCGCCCCCCAGCTGTCCCCGTGAACAGGTCCAGGATCCGTGAGTCCCGAAGCGCATCGACCAGACCCCCCCCGTACCCGCCTCCCGCGTCGACCCGGACTTCGACCTCACGGCACCCCCCCTTGAGGAGCTGGGAGAGCTCTTCCACGACCACGGCAAGGTACGCGCCCGTCTCCCGGTCGTGCACGATGGCACGCTGCTCGAGGCACCCGCGCCAGCGTCGGAACACGCACCCGGCGTCCTCCCCGCCGCGGGCGCAGTCCACCCCCAGGGTCGCACGTGTCGGGTCCGAGAGCCGGAAGACGGCAGCAAAGTCCCGCCGGGAGGCTGCGCGGAGTACAGCGGAGGACACGGCAGCGTCTGCGGCGGTGGTCGGGGGAGCGACACCCCACACGCGCCAGTACCAGGGAGGACGGGGGACCCACCACTCACTGGGCCTCCAGGACAGCTCGAACGCCCCGCGGTCTGGATCCGGCCCATCCACACGCACCGCCCAGGCCGAGCGCCCGGAGAGCTGAGCCTCGACCCACTCCCGGGTCACGGCCCCGGGCACGACGATCCTCCCGGTGCTCACGTTCGGGTGGTCGAGGCAGCTCATCTCGTACCGGTGGACGCGGTCCCCGGAGAGTCGCGCGAACGGGCTCGAGCTGCTCGCAGGGTTCGCGCACAGGAACCAGAGGGAGACACCGTCGGAGGTGAGGGAGCGCACCGCGTCGAAGACCTCCTCATCCTCAATCCCCTCCGCCTCCTCGAAGACGTGGATCCCCACGGCCTCGTGACTGCCCTGTACCTTGACGCCCGCGTCCGTGCTCTGCGTCCGGATCGACCGGTCCAGCCCGAACCTGAGAGCGGGCGACGTCGCGCCCCCCGTCCGAGCTCCCCGCATGACCGCGAGACGAGAAGGGTTGCCACCCCATCGTCCGGACAAGAACCCGTCGAAGTACCGCCAGGTGATCCCGCTGGCCTGCTCGACCTTTGGCGCGTAGACGCACCCGACCAGCTTGGGGGAGACGTGCGCGACCCAGGCCAGGAGTGCGGAGACGACGACGCTCTTCCCGAGCTTGTGCCCCCCGGCGAGGGAGAACACGTTCGGGATGTGACTCACGCCGTCCCA